GCTCTGGGGGCTCTTCGTCGAAATGAATGAAGTCGCGCGACGTTCCCGCGAACTTATCCACATCCTGGTCATAGGACATGAACTCGACGGTTGAGCCATTCTTGTATGTTAGAACCTTTAGCTTTTTATTGTAGGCTTTCTCCCAGTTTCCCCCGTAAAGCTCACTGGCTGGCGTCCAGCGAGCGTATTCAGGCAGGAGAATCTTTTCAATGCCGTTGGGGTAATCGACCCCAACAACTCGGCCGCGAATTGGTCTTTCAGGGGTAGCAATGAAGGGTGGCTTAGCAACCGGATGCTTTCCAGTGAGTCGCCAAATTCCCTCAACCACACCCGCCGTCGTTTTTCCGCTTCGGTTGCCGCCGATATACAGGCGTCCCTTTGTCGTCGATCCATGGAATAGACCTTGCTTCTTGTGCGGAACATAGCCAAGAACGTTCGGCCGGACTGCCGCCGTTCTAAGTCCAGTAATAACCTGCGTTAGCATGTCGTCGGTAGAGACGACGCGTGGAGTGGCCATTCTAGTTCACCGACTCATAGGTAATCTGAAAGCCCCACAGATTGCTTGTATTCGCTGCCCAGGTAACCGGAACATTGCTCTGCCAAGCATTCCCTAGAAGATGGCTAACCAGGAACACATTGTTGGCATCATTCAGGGCAACTATTCCGGTGTAGTTATTAGTTCCTCCCTGGAAACCGTGACAGCTTCCAATGGCAGGAGCCATTGCATTGTATTGTGGAAGAACGGCTGAGAATGGCAGCCCGAAAAGCCACGTTCCGGAGCCGAAAGTAGTGTCAGATCCGGCAACCAACGTGAGCCGATAGTCCACCCTCGTGCCGATTTTGCAATACTTTCCCTCGATCTTTCCTTGAGTTCCGAGGGAAGGGTTAGTTCCTTGCGCAGTCCAGCTATTAGCTGCGCCAGACCACGTAACCCATTGCCCGATATTCTTTGACGTTACGCCGTCATGAGAATGGTCACCCGGGGCTGCCTGGTTATGCCGTGGACCAAGCGTGTGATGCTGCGCGAACTGCGCCGAATCGACATCGCTATTCGCGTGCATCGCATTGATTTGATCGGGTGGAAATCGGGTCTTCGGGAATGGCGTCGGGTCGTCCGGCTCGAATTCATTCTCGGGCTGCCCGTCTCGCAAGCCATGCTCGGTCAGATAATCGACGTAATAGTCAGGCTGGTGACCGTCACCCAGATCCTCGCGACTCATTAGTTAGTCGCCCCCGGTGCCCCCATGTCATAGACAGAGACAGTCGAACCAATGCTATCCGCACTACGGCCAATGGTGGTATTCACGGATGGCTGAAAGTCTGCGGCATTCAAATCCATTACTGAGCGAAAGTAGCAAACGCTCGTGCCGGAGCCACCCGGCGTGTTCACGTACATTACCTTGTAGTAGGGAATGCGCTGACTTACTTCCGCGTCAGAAATATACTTATAGCTAACGTGAATGGCCGAGCCGCTTCCGAGACCTGGATTGCTACCTATTCCAAAGTTGGTCCACAGCCCGACATTGTAGTGCCACAGATTGTCCCGGAACGGTCCCGTATTCCAGATCCAGCCTTGCTCAATGACCTTGTAAGTCTTATTGTTTTGCAGTGTGAAGTTATAGTCGTGCAATGACACCTGCTGATGGCCAGATCCGCCAGTCATTGTCAGTGTATGCGCACCAGTATCCGTCGCAGATCCGACATAGCCAGTGCTCGAATTCGTTCCGCTGCCACCCAGCAAATGCCATGCGCCAGTATCGGACCAACGACGAACATTCTGTGTGTCGGTTTCGTAAATCCAGCGGCCATTCCACGGATTGGCGGGACGGGTAGTGCTGGTGCATTGCGTGATCGAGACAATGCCATCCATTAGCGTCGCATTGTTGTCGATAACGGATGCATTGACGAAGTCGGTATCGCCCATCAGAGTAACGCCAATGAGCGGTGAAAGACTGCTCATACTCGCTCCACGTAAAGCAATGAATTACTCACAGAAAAGCTTGAAGCGCTTGCGTTGAATGAGCCGTCAACCTCAAAGCTCCACCCAACGGAAAGCGTTGTTCCGCCAGCTGGCGCATTCGCGGTGCCAGTGTTGAAAACGCTATCCATCGTAAAGTTCGTCTGCGCGACTGTCGGGTTATATACCGTGTCACTCCAAGCGTCCGCGTAATGGCTACCCAAAACTGCCGTTCCTGTAGTGACTGGACCGCTTAAGCTGTAATGGGTGTTGATCTTGCCATTCTGGGTTGGCTGAGAATTGGAGCTTTTTGTCGAAGTGTACGAGAATACGCCTTCAACGTGGACCTTATAGTTGACATTCGCTTCGAAAGCTAAACCGTTTAATTGCGCGACCATATACTTTGTGCCAGTCGCTGCAATGGTTGTCGGGTTGGCCGTTGTCGTAGAGCCAATGAACAGATAGTCATTCGGAAGAATGGTCACCCAAGCATTCGCGACAGTGTCCCAGATGGCGTGACGGTTAATGTCAGTTTGGTAAATCCACTGGCACGAATACGGGGAGCCCGGCTTTGTTGAACTCGTGCAGAATGTCGGTCCGATGGCAGCATCTACATTCGTCCACGTCGTCGCGAATGCCGGAGGGTTGACGTTCATGGGATCGCCATTCAGCGGCTGCGGCAATCCAAGCCTTGTCGTCGTCATGCCATTCCTAATGCTTCGATCTTGAGGTTCATGGAATAGACAGTCTGGCCGCCATAGCCCGAAACATTGAATACGCTCTGGAACGTCGGCTGCCAGTTGGGATCGGTTTTCGTTGCCGAGATATAAGCAGCGAGCCCAGCAGTAATAGGATTGGCAACGTTTGGCGAATAGAACAGCTCGCAGTAATGCGTGACGCCATTCACTTGGTAGTTTCCGACATTCTTGTCACTTGTCACAATGGGAGCGGAAAGCCTGACAGCCGTCCCCGTTGTCGGGGTTGGCTGCGTTCCGCTTGTCGGGTCGATGAAAAGGTTCATCTTTCCCTTGAACCCAAGCGACGGACCCGGCTGCCCCGAGGAAAAGCCACCACCCCAGTACTGATTGATCTCGCAATGAAAACGATAAGCCATATTTGGCACGAGTGAGACCGAAGCAATGCCATCCATGGGCACAGGCGCGAAAGTCTCAGTCCCACTCGTAACCGGAATGGCCTGCTGAGTGGAAGTCGAAACGCCCGGCTGGCTGTAAAGCTGCTTCTTGTACGCGAAAGCTCCAAGGTTGGCCCAGCCGCTTGCGGTGTAGACGTAATTCTGACGAGACAGTGCTGGGTTTATTCCGACAGGCGTGCTATTGTTAATCGTTTGAATGCGACCATTATAGTTGCCCGTCGTCGGCAGGGCATTGTAACGCTGCGACGGTAGTTCCTTTTCGAGCACCGTCACATTGTTGTTGTAGTAAAGCGTTTCATCTGCCAGGTCCGTTACCGCTGGAATGAGAAAGCCAGCGCGCGTTGTTGAGCTCACTGCTCTATCTCTCCTTGAACGACTCCAGTAATGCTGCCCGTCGCAGTTTGAATGTCGGCGGCAATGGCTTGCAAAATCTTCGGGTCCTGAACGTGCTTCTGCACGGCCTCAATAACGTGAACCAGCATTGCCTGAACATTCACGTCCTGGCGAGATCCTGGCGTATGCCGTCCAGTAATCTCATAGAAGAGCTTGATAGCCGAAACGTCGCCATTACTGGCTGCGTCAATGAGCGCCAGGTGCACATCTGGAATGGCTGCGCCGAGCGCGTCTTCCGAACGCTCCCGAAGATAAGCATTGAAGCTCGGGTTTTTCTTCCAGTTCGCGAATACGGCTGCGCTGACTCCGAAGTCTTGCAGCTTCTTTGTTAGCGAACGCTTGTCTGCGAGATTGAGAATGCTATTCGCGACCGCGAGCTGCTCAGGTGTGAGCCATTCTCGATTGCTGAGGTGGTAGCCTTTCGCGTTCAGCTTTATCGCGGCAACCTGAAGCCGAGCTTTCAAGTCGGTTTTCGGAATGCGAGGGAACTCGACTTTCAGCCGATCTAAGCTGGGAAGGCTATCCATCTGGTTGAAGTAGTATTCAACAAAGGCATTGAGTTCCGTCGCGTCTTTCGCGCGGATTTCGTCTGGCGTCAGGTCGCCCTCGGAAAGCTTTTCCAGTTCCCCCATTCGGGGAGTGCTACTTCTTTGCACCATGCTGAGATCCCGCCTGCTGAATGCGGAATGCGAAATTCTGAGCCTGCTCCTGCGACATAATGTTTGCCTCGACTAGCGCCTCAAGAACTTGAGGTGGAATGCGATGCTGCTCGCCTTTTTCCAGCGCGTACAATGCTGCCGGGTGAATGCAGAACGCCTTGCACCACCCCATCGAACTCATTGTCGGCCAGTTATGCAAGCGCCACCTGCGGAATGTCAGCTCACCTCGCGGCATCTGCCATACACCGTCAATGGGGCGCGGTGCGCTCATTCGCAGACGACGCTGAAATGCGCGATAGCCTGCCTGCCATCCGCGCGGCAATCCGAGTTCTCGCTCATAGAATGCGACAACCTTTGCCGGAACCCTGTCAAAGATGGCCTGCTCAAGGCGGATGATGTCAGTTGCATTCTCAAGCCCCAGGGCGCGCGCGATGTCTGTCTGCCGTCGCCCCTTCATATTCCTTGCGGCGGTAAAAGGATTCAGGTGCCGCATTGTCGGGTCCGGCTCATTCTGCCAGCCGATCCCCTTTGCATTCTCATCTTCCACAATGACTCCACGTCTGACCTGCGGTTTTACGAAAATTGCAACTTACTTGCGAGTGTTACACCCGCCTGACCTGCCTTGTTTGCGAATCTTGCAGGCAGTCTGATATTGTTTACACGAGGCAAGAGAAAAGCCGCCCTCGCAATGCAAGCAATGTCCCGTCCACACCACGGGGCTTTACATGCACAATGAATGCGAGGGCGGCTTTCTTGTTTTGCGGCGCACCACCAATGCTCCGCATCACCCACAAACAAATATACAACCCTGAGCAAGCCGCAGACGTCCAGCTGGAAACCCTTTCCCAAAAAATTTTCTCGGGGACGATGGTACCGAAAATCAAAAGCTGACCGGAAAACCAGACAAGATCGTTTTGCCCTGCATTCGCACCGTGAGATACTGGACCTCGTTCAGCCGCGCACCATTGACCGAAATGAATGCGCGACCAAAGCAGAATGACAAACCAAAGCGAAAGGACTAGAGCGAATGCGCACCATCACAATTGTCGAGGGATACAACGTGATGACGAACAATGGCAAAGTCGCGTACGAAACGCTTGACGTGTATGAGGCATTCCGAATCGCGCGACGGATTCGAGGCTTTGTCGAGAAGACAGACATTCACGGTGATCTCTCTTTCTACTACGCCGAGAATGGCAATCGCATTCGTTCGTCCGTCTGGGAATAATCCAGCAAAGCAAAGCCCAAGCAGACAATGGCAACGCTCCAAAGAGAGGTCATCCACACCATGAGCAGCATTCGCGAAGTCCTTTTCAAGGTCGAGCGCATCACATTCGACGACACCAGCGAAGACGGAATGACATCCGACGTGGTTTTCGCGTCAACCTCATTCGATCGCGCAATGCAGTGGGCGCGCGACAACTGCGAAACCATGTATGTTCAGATCGCGAGCTACGCGGACGTTGACGACTTCGGATTCACGTGGCTCGGCGAGATCGCGCCTTGTCTCCTGTGGCGTCATGTGTATGACGTGACCAATGGTGAATGCGTCATGACGAACACCACGGCATTCGAAGAGCGTCGCGCGAATGACATGGCTGAATGGCTCGACGAGTGCGCCGCAGCAGCGAGCTGGATTGCCTGATTCGTGAATGGCGTGCGCAAAGCCAAGCCTGGCATGCCGGGTGGACGTTTTGTGC